GTCTAGATACAATTGTAGATGCACCTTCACCCATTCTTCCAGGAGCTTTACTTTCTGCTGGGTCAATAACCTTAACCATCTTAGCATCAATTTGCTTTTGTAATTTAGCTTTCTCTTTTAAAGTTATTCCAGGTTCCATCATCTTACCACGAAGCTTATCTACTTGTGCTTGATATCCAGGATTAACTTGTTGAAGTTTAGAGTAGTCTACATTATCAACATGGAGTTGGTATTTCTTTTTAAGTGCGTCAATAGCATTCTCTTCAGCTGAACGTTTATAATCCAGGTGATGCTTCTCTGCATCAATAACAACCATTGAATGTTTTACTGCACGAGTTAACTCACTATCTGTTGCACCACGAAGAGTCATGTCTGTAATAAGATTAGAAACTTTACCCATTTCATTCTGCTTAAGTTTAGGAGTAATAAGTTTATACTCTTTACCAGAAGCTTCATCTTTATAATAACCAGGACGACTTGGAACACCTTCATATTTATTAGGGTCAAAGTTCTTTAATCCTGGAAGAGATGCACGGGATTTAAATTTACCAGAGTTATTAGGAATAACATAAGCAGTATCTCCATCGAAGTCTGCTCCTGATAATTTAGCTGCAACTTTAGGGTGAATACCAATAGCATCTGGAGATGTTGGTCCTACAATTTTCTTACCTGGTCCACGATTGTTTACAATAAGCTCAGGTATTTCAAATGTTCCACCATGAGGATAACGAATCAATATAACCTTACTACCATTTGGATAGTTGGGTGCATATATCTCATTCTCTTTCATAGTTGGTACTGGTAGAATAACATGCGCTCCAAAGCCTTTAGGTGTAATAGATTTTAAATGCACCTGTTTAGCTTCTAAGTCTGAACGATATGAATCTAATAACTTCTGTCTTACAACAGGATTAGTTACTTTCATAATCTCATCATATTCTTTATCTACGCTAGCTAATGTCTTCTTTAACATTTCACTAACAACAATAGGTGATTGCTTAGATAAGAACTGAGCAGATAATGATTTAGACCAATCGCCCCAACCGCCTTCTTCTTGAAGGATATTCAATGCACCATTCTCGAAAGTCTTTTTACCATTATGAACTGTAGTAACAGGTTGACCTTTAGAATCTAATAAAGTATTTTGTCTAGTAATAGATGCACCAAATGGATTAGGTCCTTTTAATTTAGTAGCAGCATCTTCATCATCAGTCTTAGCGATTGGCTTTAATACTTCTTCAGGAGATTTATTCTTTCCTTTATTTGTATTGAATATAATATCAACACCAGGAGGAAAGTCTTTCGGGTCTCCATAAAGAGCCATACCTTTTAGATAATGAGTTCCACCAACAGCAATACGAACTTGAGCATATTTAGAATTACCCATATCTAAGTCAGCTGTACCTGGACGTAGTTCCATAGTACCATCACGACTTTGTCCATCATTAGGACCCATGTGACCAGGTTGACCTTCTGGAATTGCATATCTAATCTTAATACGATTCCAATCCACAGATTTAGGAACCTGTAACATATTTAGTTGACTTGCATCTCCGTCTGCTAAATTAAAATCAACAGGACGAATCTTATCTTTGTTCTTCAATACATCTGCTTGAGTTGTACCTTTTGGAACTAAGACTTTAACTGTTGTATTACCCGCAGCAGGATTTGTTAACTGTTCAACCCAAATCTTTCTGATTTCATAATCACCAGATTCAACCATTTGGTCAGCTTTTGTTTACTGATACCTAACTGTCTTTCAACACCAGTACCAATATCGACATAGGTTGAACGTTTGACTGCATCTGCTAAAGCGTCAGCTGTCTTATCAATTTGTCGTTTTGAATTTACAGTATTTGGGTCTTTACCAATCCAGTTACGAACACTAGATTCAGATAATCCCATAGCTGTTGCAATTTCAGGAATTTTCATTCCACGTTTGAGCATGACATTTACACCTTCAGCATTTCGTTGGTCACGTTCTGCTTTTGCAAGTGTTCTGTCTGTTCTCATCTTAGTTGTGGTTATTCCAAGTTTAGCAGCGATATCAACATCAGCCATACCTTTGGCTCTTAATGCATCATATTCAGCAACAGTCCGTTCAACTTCTGAAGGAGCACGTTGCATTCCATCATCGCCGCTTCCCCAAGGATAACGTCCTGAGTGACGCTTAGTACCATAATGTTGTAAGTCGTCAGCTTCTTGCATCATCACACCTAGATACTCATTATTAAAGTATTCATTAGTTTCTGACATATTATTCCTTATTCCTTAATTATTGGTCGAAAATGACCCATCACGAAATCCCGAAGTTTTTTCTCACTTTGATCTTTAATACTATAATTATTGCATTATTTAATTGGTCGGAGCAACTAAATAGTATAGAAGAATTGCACAATATATTGTATTAAAGCTAAAACTACTTCGTTTTTTCGTGATAGGCCATTTTTGACCTATTTAACAACAACTAAAAACCCCCACAAATGGCTTAACCACGCGGTTTACAAGGGTTTCACATTTTTCAACACAATCCCGAAGTTTTCCCGAAGTTTTTTCGTGATAGCCCCAAAATACCCCGAAAAGTGCCGTTTTGTCTCATTAATTTTCCCGAATTTTACAGCAAAAGATTAATGAGACAAAATCAACATTTTTCATCAATTTTGGACGAATCCCGAAGTTTTCCCGAAGTTTTTTCGTGATAGAATTACATAATTTTCCGTCTAAAGTCCCAATATTCTTGAGGAAATTCGCCAGCATTCTTAATAATTCGCATAATTGTGTCTTTAGAACAACCAGCCTTTTCAGCAATTGCTCGATAATTTAGCTTATATAGATAATGTAAATCTAAAATATTTTGATTATCAATTAACAATTGCTTTCTAGGTCTAGCATTATTTTTACGTTTATCATTCATAATCAGATTTTCAATACTTGTCCTGGATAAATCATATTAGGATTTGCAATACCATTCTTAGATTGAATAGAAGCAACTGAAGTACGATATCTAGCAGCAATAGCAGATAAGTTATCACCAGATTTAACTGTGTAAGTAACTTGAGCAGAGTTTGTTGAACCATTAATAATAGATTGAACTACATTATAATAGCTACCAAGCATTGCTTTACGAGCATCTCCGTCTCCATATTTACCTGCAAGTGTTTCTTGAGCAAGAATCTTATGACAAGTATCAGCAGATACAGCTCTAGCACGTTCATTAACAATAGCTTGAACACCAGTATTATATTTGCCAAGTAATGCAGCCCGTTGAGCACCAGAACCTACTTTACCAGCTTGAACATCACCAGCCATATTTTCAAGACTCTTACCAGCAGTAGTCCAAGATGGAGTTGGTTGAGGCTTAGTAACCGGAACAACAACTACACCAGGTTTAGCGCCAGCCAGTTTATTCCATCCAGCACGGTCTACATAAAAGAATGATTTATCTACAGGAGTAGATGAGAATTGCCATCCAGTTACAACAGGCCATCCTTGATTTCCATATGTCATTGCTGATGGAGACCATCCAACATCTGCCATTGTAGGATAACCAGCTAACCATAACCAAGCAGTTGATTTAACACTACTAGGTTGACCAACAACATTACCACCATTACCATAAAGACCAGGTTGTACACCGAGTTTAGATTTAACACGGTCTAACCATTTACTGCACCAGGTATTGTCACCATAAGCAGCATTTTGGAATTCTTCCCAGTCAAGGATAATAGCAGGTTTATTAGCTAATGTGTGATATCCACTTGTATGTTGCAAGAAGTAATCAGCTTCTGCTACAGGGTTACCACCACCAGCATAATGGTATAATGCCCAAGGCATTCCAGATTTAATAGCTTGTTGTGCTACACCATCGCAAAATGGATTAACATAGCCTGTTCCTTGAGTTGCTTTAACGATAACACCATCTTCTCCATAAGAGCCAACTCTATAGGCTCCTTGAGCAGATGATACGTCAACAAATTTTAGTGTCATTTTTTCTCCTCCGTAGGATCCATTATAGATTTTTCTTTAGAACCCAATTTTTCGCCACGAACATTAAGATTCCATAATCGTTTATCATGTTTAAGTACTTTAAATGTTTTACCCATATCGTTCATTAGATATGCAAAGATGATATTATCATCCCAATCAATATTAAAAGCCATGTCTTCACCAGGACCACCTTCATATGCTGGTCTAAGGAAATGAATCAAACGTTCTTTATGTTTACTATCATTCTCCTGTGGTTCATTTTCACTGACCATTGAAATGTTGTCAAATGTACGAACAACTACTGTTGAATCATTTTCGTTTTGAATACCAATTTTAAGTATCATGTGTCTACCTGCCTTCGTTTAGTAAGTTTGTTAAGTAAGTATAAAAATAAAGTCTAACACAGTCGTAAAAATCAATAAGTTTGTCCTCTTATTTATTTTGTTTTATTACTAAATTATACTGAGTTAGACGGTTTAGTAATCATAATAATAGTACATACCAGGGCATAAAAAGAAAAGGATTCCTCTATTCTGTTTTAGTATAGTTCTTATTACCAACTATATTTAACCTGGCGTGTACTGCATTAGTAATAAGCTATTTAATAGATGTACCTTCAACGCCACGTTGCACACGTTTGTTAGTACGAGCACGTAAAGAGTCTAAAGCACCTTGCAAATGTTTAACAGCATCAGCATTTTCTTTGCAAGCATAGTCAGTATCTTGGAATTGTCTAAGACGGTGCATAACCATAGCAATAAGATCTTCATTAGCTACACCATTAATACCAACTTCTTTAACTGGTCCATCTTGAAAATGGATATCAGCTAAGATTTCGCCTGTAGCTTTAGCACGAACAGCAAAGTTTGGTGAGCAGTTATAAGATTTATTAGCATCAGCCAACACTTCAGTGTATTTGTCTGTGCCAATTTTCACAATTTCAAAAGCCATATTAATATTTACGCTCCTTTTCTCCATAAGCAATAGCATCTGGTGCATTAATTACAATACCAGCATTAGCAAACATACCAGCTTGACGTAGATATGTGATTGCTTGCATCTTTTCAGCACCCTCTGGTACAGTATCAACAATCAATTGTGCAAGTTCTTTAGACTTAGCACGGATAGCTTCAATAGCTTTGACTTGTTCTTCATTTGGTTTATGATATTTGAATCCTTCTTCAAGTTCATTATCCCAAAATTCTTCATAAGGGTTACGAGTATCAACAGTGACACCCTGTACCATTTCAATTACTTTTTTATTTTCTTTTTCCATATTTTCCCTCAATGTATTCTTTGCTGTATGCTATATGACATCTTGTACATACATAATTATCATCTTCTAGCTTATAGTTATGTATTCCAAATGAGCATCTGATATATCCATATCTATTAGTAATAAATTGTAAAATACTACCAATAATTGCTCCTAATATAATAGGTATAATGATGTGTACTATATGTGTAATCATCAGTAAATTCCTTTATAGTTTGCACGCTCTTCATCAATAATTTGGTCGAGCATAATGATTTTATCCATAACAACTTTAATCAATTCTCCATCAGGAGTATCAACTTCAAACCCATTACCTTGATACAAACGAAACTCGAATGTCAAGTTAAGTGGAATCATATCATACTCAAGACAGAATAAAGCAGCATAGGTGTATAATTGGTCAAAGTGTACTTTACCATTTCCAGTCTTTAAATCGTGGATTTGTAAGTGACGTTCTTTTTCCTTATACAATAATGCATCAGCTGTTCCAAAGATATTGTTAGAGTAAAATAATACAATTTCAGATTCCATACGAAATCCAATAGCATCATTTACAAATTGATTGAACGCATTCTTTTGAGGCGCTAAACGTTTACGAGATTTGATTAATCTAGATGCAAGGTCATGTAACCATGTTCCCTCATCCTTCTTAAGCTTATTCGCATAATAAGTTTGCATCTTGTTCTTATCATAGTTTAACCATGAACGTGAACCTGATGGTGACAAATAGGCATGTTTTCCCTCTAACTCCCAATGTCTGTGATATTCCATATTATTCTCCTTTTAATATATGGTATTAGTGATAGAAATAATCGTACAAGTCATCCATTACTTCATCTAAGTTTTCTGGATATACAACTTCAGCGAAGATAGATAAGTTATTTTTACAATGGTCAATGTACCATTCTTGATTTGGTTGTCGTTTAGCTGTGGCTTTCTTTTTAGCTTCAAGCATTGCAACAGCTCCACCCCAAATTACAGTGATATCAGGTATTCCTTGATTATCATTTGGGTCGTTCTTCATAATGATACAACCAGGAAACGTATGTTTAAGTCTTGGCTTAAGTACTTGGGTTACCCATTTGTTTTCAATCATCTAATTGTTCCTTTTGATAATATTTTTGTTTTTCAAATCCACCAAAGTTTCGTTTAATCCATGCATTCTCGTTAAAGTCTTTACCAGATTTCAATGATTGCATAGTTTTAGAATCTAAAGGTGAAGCAGAGTGCAAATAATAGTAATGTAGGTCTGTATAATGTGTATTTAAGCGGTCTATGCGTCCTTCTGACTGTTCCATAGTATTATACGAACCAGTTACAGAATAGAACAGCATCGCATCTGTAGTGATACAAGACCATGCTTTAGCTGCAGCAGTGTATTGACAGATATATGTCCAATCATCTCCTTTAGGAATAGGTTGATGTGCATGTCCTGTCCATTCTGCCCAAGGTTTACCCAAATCTTTAGCAATGTTAATAATAATATCACGTTCATAGTTGTATCTATAGAATACAATGATTCTACGATTACCAAACATAATCTCGTAAGCTTTATTAACTCTATCTCCTGAAGTATTGCTAACCTTTCTTAAGGCTGCAGCAAATTCACCAGGAGTTGCAAATGGCTCTTGAGTTTCCTCATTAAACCTCGTATCAGCAATATGCTTATACTCATCTTTGTCGTATTTAGTTATTACATTATGTCGTCTTCTAATAGTATGTCGTTCGACTTCGACAGGTACTAGAATCTTTTGTCTAAGTCTTTCCAAGATAGCAGTATCAACATATCGTTTAATCTTAGGAAACTTAGCATATTGGTCATAAACCACATGACGACTTATAAATTCAGTTTTAGTTTTAAAAAATCTATTGGCAATGAATACTGGAAGATAATTAATCCATTCATCTCCAGGAGTTGCTGATGCTAAAATCCATCTATTATTAAGACAAATTTCAACAAAGATTGTTCCCCATGATGTTTTTGAGTATGGATTATATGAAATAGCATGTTGCTCATCAAAAAGAAATAGGGCATCCTTAACATGCACATATTTCTTTATATTATTCCAAGAATCCACAGTATACTCGTCATCAGAAAATCCACAATTCTCAAAAGATTCTTGCCAATCTGGTTTCGTGTGTCCCTGTTCAATCTTGTCCCTCTTTACAGCTTCAGTAATTACATATATATGTCTACCTCGAGCATTATGTGCTGCCCAAAATATTGATATATAAGTCTTACCTGAACCAACACCACCAGCCAAGATGGAGCCGACTTTTAATAATCGGCACGCTTTCTCTTGAGCAGGTTTAAGAGTAATCGAACCTAAAGTATAGGCTGTCATATTACTCTCCTATTGTGTTACAGTTGGATTTGTTGTAGTACTAGTAGTTGTAGATCTATAGACAAATGGAATTTCTTCCATAGAAACAACCATAGTTGACAATTGTTGATTAATCTCTGTTTCAATAGCACTAGATGCTGTTTCTACTGATGTAAATTGATTAGTAAAATGATCTTCCCATCCAATAGCTAAATTAGGATTAGCTCTTTGTACAACAAACATAATATTTCCATTAGCCATTGTACGTTTCATAATTCGATAGTTAGTTAATAAACTTTCAAATGTTACCGGTGTATTTGCCATTATTCTTCTCCTTAGTAAGTTGATTCACCAAAATCATCACTACGCAAATAAGCACGCATAGTTTTAAGATAAGGCTTAATACCTGAGTTACCTTGAACTTCCCAATGATATGGGTTCAGTTGGATATCAACATAATCAATATCAACATTGTCAAGTAAAGCCATATCAGCATTATCAAGACGAGTTTCATTATCTCCATCAATAATGAAGATACGAATCGAAGGTGAAATCAATTCAGCTTCATGTTTATTAGAAACTGTAATTTGAAGATATGGAGTACGACGGTCTTCTTCTGGGTCAATGTCTGGTTTAGGTTTAGGCCATTTAACATTATATCCATCAGCTGCCATAGCAGTTGCTATATCTTCATCAAGTGCGATTGAGAAATCACGTGAACCATCTTTGTTATATTGCGAAGTATTACCTGCAAAGTTTTTAAAGATTGGTCGTACATTGTTAAGTGTTACCACTGTGTTTGATTTAGTTGCCATTTAGTTTGTCCTCCTGAGACATATATTTATTTAAAATTTTTGTTACCATTTATAAAAAAAATAGAAGAAAGGTTAGGTTTAATTTCACCCTGTTTGAATAAATTTGTATTAAGTGTCGACTAAACATAAAATATTATAGAAAGGAGTTTGAGTTGGTCTTACCATTGAAAAAAAAAAAATAAAAGAGTAAAGTCAAACCTTTACCCTCTCTTCTATTATAGACGTTGTATAACTTATTGTTGCCCACCCTAGTAATATTCTCTGATAATACTACGTTTGCCACAATACTTACATTCATCTTGTTCTAAGTATCCATGAGATGAATCAATATAATTATCATTACCCATGTTTCTATCAATCCAATAGTGTAATCCTATCTTACACAAGAATTTTCTAATCATCAAGGTTCAACCACTAGTGGAAATAAAGACAATAGACGACTAACATCAGTGTCGGTATGTCCATCCCATTCTGGTGCATGTTCTGTTTCTTCAACAAAGTAGAAATTATCCCAATTGTCCATATGATAATGATATGAGAAATTACCATTAGGTGTGTTAAAATATACAATGAAATAGTTATCAAACATTGTTCCATCTGCATGTAGTTTAGAACGATAAACACTACCCCATTTATTGTCCATACAAATCATTGCTTTAGCAATAACAGATGTTAGTACCATGCGTTGGTAATATAAATCACCAAATGTATGTGAACCATCAGAGATACCATTAGTCATCTCACCATCATCCATTTCGTCAACCAACTGTTTAGTTAGTTTAACTCGTTCTTCATCTGGAATAGTTCCAGCTTCATAAATTAATTCGCCATCTTTATATGTAAGATTAGCACGTCCATTTTTATTAGTAATAGGTTTAAAAGGTACATTAGTACTCATTTTATTAATCCTTCTTTCTTTAGTTTATTGATACGATAATCAATAGTGCGTCGAGGTTGGTCTAAAAATTCAGCTATTTGCCTATTAGACATACCCTCATTATGTAGAGCGATAATGCCTTGCTCGTCTAGTGGTTTAAACGGTGGACCAAGTTTCTTTCCTGTAGATAATTTTGGAGTCTTACCCATAATGAAATTAAGTTGTGCCAACCATTCTTCATCAGATAAGAATCGTGCCATTTATTTAACTTCCTTACCTAAGAGTTTTCCAGTTGCCTTTTTATAATCTTCTGCACTTGAAAGATATACATAATTAGGATCATCAACCATTGGATTATCTAGGATAGCCTTAGTTTCTTTTTCACGAACGAGACGAGAAATTTCTCTATCTAAGTAAAACTTAGCTTTTTGTAAATCTTGAATCTCTGTCTCTTTAGATTTCTTACCAGCACGAGCAACATATTTAACAACATTGCCACTATTGAAAGTCAAATTTTGGTCTTCAATAATATCAATAGGTTGTACACCTTTGCTACCATAATAAGATGGTTGAATAGGATTATCTGTTTTTGCTGGTTGTTCTCTTGTTGTCATTAGTTCTCCTTAATATATAATTGTTAACTATCAGACTCCTGTTGTTTATCTGATTCCAGATTAACTTTTGCTCTAACAAAATTAATTCCAGTAGAGTCACTACCTTTCTCATAATATTTTACAATAGTCAATGGGGTAAGATTAAAATAACCTGTTTGACCATCTACTTTATTAACAGAAACTTCTTCATATGGAACTTCAAATGGTCCGCTAGGAATAAAATAAGTTTTTTGGATTTTATCGATAAGACGAATACATTCTTCTTCTTTAACTTCAAATGAATTAACTAGAAGCAAGTTATCATTATATACTTTAAACTCAAAAGTTTTAGCCATTATTTCCAACCTCCTTTCCCTTTATGTCGATTACCATCTTGTCCACCATTCTTAATTACAGAATCTGGATTTTGGCTACTAGGACTATTATAAGTATTTGAACATGGAATACCACGTTCTTTACACCATAGGTAGTTGTAGTCATCACGTTCTTTACCAGTAGTTCGGTCAATTAATACTGGCCATTCTTCTGGACTATAACGTTTTTCACGTTTTAATGATTTTGTTCCTGTTAATTGAAATGAGTTTCCGTTTAATTTTGACATACTATTTAATCTCCATTTAGTTTCTATTTATTATTCTTTAGACCATTTTTCCATGTCTTCTTGTAATTCAGGATAAACTCCTAGAATGACATTATTATTTGCACTGTCACCTGTTAATGTACGCAACTCTTCAATATCATCGTAACTGCTAATAGTGATAAAGTGCAACTCTTCAATATCTTCATATTTAAGTAACACTGTTGTAATACCATCAGCAATATCTAAAAGAATATTATCCCTGTTCATCCAAGCTTCTTGTAATCGATATTTAGTAGGAATATGCCAATGTGGATTAGTTTCTAGTGGCATAGGTTCACTAGGAGGAAAATTATCGTAACTCATACGCCGTAAATTATAATATGTATTACTTTCATTAGTTTTAATTCTAGCATCAGCTTTAACTAAATATGATACATTAGTTCCAGTAGTAACCAACATTAATACTGGTTTTTTATTTTTAGCTATAAACTCTTCTATTTCTTTTTCACCTAATTCATGACATGCTTTTGAATATTTTTCCCAGGCTTCTCTAAGTTCTTCTTGTTTAGTTTCTTTAGCAGTTTCTTCAGCGGTATCATTGTACATACCTTTTCTATTATTCCAAGCCATTATTTAATCTCCTTTGTAATTTTAAATATGTCATTTACACCTTCTGTAGTTCCAGTATTCAATATTGCATCTCGAGCAATGTCATTTATCCTCTCCAATTGCTACTAGTGCTTTTTCTAAATAAGGCAAAATGCATTCTGTTTGAATATTTCCTAAATGTCCATCATGTTTAATCGTTCCAATAGCATGCTCGATGTACTTTTTCGCAGTGTTAAGCTGTTCTTGGAGTTCTCCATCCTCCAGCTGAGGTTTTTCGACTTCGTATCCTGTAATAGCTAAATGAGAAAGAATAAATAACTTATTATTTAGACCTCCAAAACCAAAGCGTCTATCTTTAAATTGGAAATCATTTAGCCATTTAAGGCCTTTTTCTGTCAAAATATCATCAAAGTCTGCAAACGTAGCAAAATTATTCTGAGTTTTCAAGTATTTAATAGCTTTATCAACATCTTCAGGTACAACTGGTAGAGACTGTTGTTGGAGTTTAAGTAATCTCGTTTGAACTTCTTTTTCAATATACTCAGGACTATGCCAATCTTTTATTTTCTCTAATGCATTCCATAAATTTCCAGTGTATACAGATAAAAAATATTTTTCTAACTCTGTAGAATCTGGTTTTATCTGATTTTTAAAATTAGTCATTAGTTAATCTCCTTTGTAATTTTAAATACATCATTGAAGTCATCAAATGTTACACCAATTGCAGCATCTTCAAATCGAACAATCACAAGAGTTTCATTAAGATACATATGATTGATAATAGTGTTAGTGTTGTCAACTGCAAATTCTGGAACACCTTTTAAGAAATCAATAATTGTTTTAAGCTGTGTGCTTCTAGATACCTTCATTGCACGTCCAACTTTAATTTGTCGGTTAGTTGATTTAGGGTCTTTGAATCTTATTCTATATTCTGTATTTAATTTCATTGTATTTACTTTCTATTTATTTTCAAAAAAAAAAGAAGAAATTAATCTTCTTCTACATTTGTATCTAGCATATGAGTATAGCCTTTTAAAGATTCATCGTTACTTCTTAACATATGTTGAATATTGTCGTTAATACGATCAAAAGCTTCATTAGCTTTTTTGTATTCTACGTCATTATTATCTGCCATATTTGTTATTGTGTAACCCATACCTTGGGCAATACCTTTACCATATCCAAATGAATGAATATCTTTTTCCTTCTTCTTGAATGTACGTTTGTTATGTTCATTCATTGCGACTGCGCCTAAACCAATTAATGTAGCTGTCGTGATTACACCTTTGACTTTTTCTTTGTCTTTAGTGAATGCTACGAAATCTGCTTTAATTCCTTTAAGTGTGTTTTTAATGTTTTTCATATTTATATACCTTCTTTCTACTATAGAGTATGCAAAAGATGTTTAATCCATATGCTCATCGAGCCATTCT